CTTAGCAGTTGTTCATCTTGCATGTCCCTTCATACAAGACTAATCTCAATTTCTCAACTGCATTTTTATCTCTTCTTTTGTGTGATTGGTACCACATTGTTGTCAGCCTTGGTTTTCAGAAAAACCACTCCTATGCAGACTCAATTTGATGGTTTGGATCCTGAAGATATTCACCACAAAAACCCCTATGCAGCGCTACTAGCTCAAGGGTTCGATGATTCGGATATACCTCTTTTCACCACATTTGCTACACTTGATTGCTGTCGCGATTTCCAGGAAATTTTTTACAACTGGAGACAAGCGGTTTTTGCTGACAGGTATGGCAGAACTGACATTCATCATCACCCGATTGGACCTACTGCTGGTACTGAGTCTGATGCTGATGTCTCAAATCTAACTTCTAAACTAATTAGAGGAGGTACCAGAGTCTCAGTTGAAGGACTTTATAACGGGAACCGCTTCTTGGTTGAATTTAATATTAGGAAAAGTGGAAAGCCTTATGGAGTGGACAACCTTCGCCATGATCTCTATCACAGTGCAATGACTGGAACTGCAGGAGACATGAGCCTCAACGGCCGAGTGGGAAGCTTCAGAACCAAACTGACTCCTGACTATTGTGATGCTCGTGAAGGATACATCATGGTGGCAGACACTTACACCTCTGATCAGTTGGTTAGCTCCATAGATAAAGACAGGGAGAAATTAATTCGATATCAGCAGATGATGATTGATGCTCAAGTGCACCACATTGCCGAGTTTGGTCAGAATCTTGGTTTTTCATTCTTTACAATGGGCGTAGTGATGAACACATTCTTTTTGCCATTCCTAGTTCAGGATACCACTGCTTTGGGAAATATTCACCACTTAGTGACAAAGATTCTGAATGAGTCTCTTGAGTATCTCCAAATTGCCGAGTCTATGTCTGCTGATAAGCTGGATTTGAATGCCAGGTACATTGCTGATAGCAGAGCAGCCCTAGCAGCTCTTCCAGAAGACAATTACTATGGAGGGATCACAAAGAAACATTTGTCAAAATGGGAGAAGATTGTGACAACTGGCAGGCACCTTCTGAGACCTGCAGAGATTTTCAAAAAGTGCATACGTTGGGCAATTGGCAAGGTTCAAGTTTTTTCTGATACTGATGAGTCAAGAATTGAAAATAACGAGAAAGCATTTAAGGAAAAAAGGGTAGACTGGTCTGAGCTGACTTACACACAACAACCCGCAACAATTGTGAATATACCTTTGGCCATACCAGTGAAAACCTGTCTAAGAACCGCACCAGAAGACAAGAAAAGATTTTGTGAAATCTATCAGCAATTAGCAGATATAGGCTTCACAAAACGTATGGATGATGAGGGTGTTTTAACTAGACTGTTGGCTTGTGCTTTAAAAGCCGATTTTCCTGCTTATGAGCCTCTCAATGAGGTGTCAGAATGGGATTTGTCCACTCTATACCAAGCATGTCGCGAGGAAATCAAAGAGGAGCAAGAACGCCTAGCACAACTAGCAGAAGATAGGCCCGATGCATATGCTCAAGCCATCGAACGGAAAAGGAAATCTGAAGAAAGATTTAACAAATCGTCCCCAGCATATAACAAGCCTGAGGATTCTAAGAATGAGGAATTCACTAGAATTCATCATTCAATAGTGTCCTATCCGAATGATGAATTTGATTTGCTCTACATGAGGGACAAAGGCTTCGCTGGAACCAAAATACCCTTCGCTCAAGACTCCTCAGGCAAACCATCCAAAGAAATAT